ATTTGATGATGGTTATGAAATTGAAATGTATATCGAATCTATTGATGGTTTTTCTGGGCGGGGAGACATAATATCAAAGTTTGGTCTAGAAATAAAAGACTCTGTGGTTCTACAGGTCTCTAGAAAAAGATTCGACGAGTCTGTCGGTGCATATGAAAACATCACCAGACCAAGAGAAGGTGATTTGATTTATTTTCCACTCAGTAAAACTCTTTTTGAAATTAATTTCGTTGAACATGAAAATCCATTCTACCAACTTGGAAAACTATTCACATACAAACTAACATGTGAAACCTTCACCTATAACATGGAAGAAATCGACACAGGAATTAGCGACATTGATACTGTAGAGGAAGAGAGAAAGAAATTTGCAATTGAACTCACATTGGGTGATAGGATTAGTTCTAGCACATATGTGAATTTCTTTGAAGGAGAAACTGTTTATCAAGTTCTTGGTGTTACTGGTGGTTCGGCTCTATTAGAAAATGCAACATCAACAGCAACTGCAACTAAATGGGATGGAGACACAACCAAATTGACAATTACCAATGTCTCTGGTTCTTTCTCTACTGATACCAACGAAACCATTAAGGGTGCTGTGTCTAATGCTGAATATGAGGTATCTTCCAAGACCACCACAACTATTATTGTTCCACAGGAACCACAAGATGATGCACCAGCGGGCGACAACGAAAATATTGAATTGATTAGAGATATGGAAGATATCTTTGATTTTACTGATGTTGATCCTTTCTCAGATGGCTCATATTAGACAAGGATAAAAAGAAGGCTACTAATGTTTACTCAATTCTACAATGAAGCGATTCGAAAACTCGTTATTGGGTTTGGTTCTTTGTTTAATGATATTAATATTATTCATAAAAATTCTGATGGTACAACCAAAGAAACCATTAGAATTCCGTTGTCGTATGGACCAAAAGAAAAATTCATTAGAAGAATTCAAGAATCAAGTTCTATTTCAGACAACACAAAAGTTCATATAACGCTTCCCAGGTTGGGATTTGACATTTTAAATTTCTCATATGATCCTATGAGAAAAATCAATAAACTAGGAAAAACAAAAACATCCCTAAGTGGTAATCAAACAACCTTCAACTATAGGGAAGTCCCATATAATATATCATTTGGTCTATATGGGTTTACCCGTACCATGGATGATAATTTACAAGTAATTGAACAAATTGCACCTTATTTTACTCCAGAATTTATTGTTTCATTAAACGTAAACGAAGTGAATAAAAAAGTTGATATCCCAATTGTTTTAAATTCTGTATCTGTTGTTGAGGACTATGAGGGAGAATATGACTTCAGAAGAAGCATTATAAGTAGTTTTGAATTTACAGCAAAAACATATGTCTATGGACCAGAAAAAACATCCAAAATCATTTTGGACTCTTATGCGGATATATTTGGAGTAACTGGGGACGCATGGCCAAGCATAGACGATGCACATGATATTAGAGTGAGAGCAACCGGATCTACTGCCGGTGATAGGAGTGATGTGTTCTATGAGTGAAAAGAAATCTGTTAATGAAAAATTGTCAGATGCTCTTGATGTGGAATTTGAAGTTAAAGAAACAAAACCTGTAAAGGTAGTCAAAACACCACCAGAAGCAACTGATCATCTAAAGAAAAGTCAATTAAACGCCGATTATAATCTCGCAAGAGACAATATGAGAGAATTAATTGAAACTGGAAAGGATGCTATTGAAGGAATTTTAAAAGTTGCATATGAGGGAGATTCTCCTCGGGCATATGAAGTGGCATCTCAAATGATAAAAAATGTTGCTGAAATTAATCAGGACTTGATTTCGGTCCATAAGGAAATGAAAGAAATCAATAAAGAAGAAATTAATATAAATCAAACAAATAACAATTCAATATATGTTGGTTCAACAAGTGATCTTCAAGACCTAATAAATCAGGCAAGAAGTAGAACCAAGGCTTTAACGGATGATATAGATGGTTAGTAAAAAAGGTGGCTATTTAGGAAACATTAACCTAAAAGAATCCGGTGTGAAAATGGACTTCACCAAAGAACAGGTCGAAGAATACGTTAAATGTTCACAGAATCCTGAATATTTTATTGAGAAATACATCAAGGTGGTGTCGCTAGATGAAGGGCTAATTCCGTTCAATCTTTATGATTATCAAAAAGAAATTGTAAACATTGCTCACAATAATAGATTTGTTATTGCAAAACTTCCACGACAAAGTGGTAAGAGTTTAACCTTCATTTCATATATTTTGCATTATATTTTATTCAATCAAAACATGTCTGTTGCTGTTCTTGCAAATAAGCAAGCCACCGCAAAAGAAATTCTAAGTAGATTAAAACTCACATATGAATATATTCCGTTGTGGCTCCAACAAGGAATAGTCGAATGGAATAAAAATTCCCTTCAACTTGAGAATGGATCTAAAATTATTGCTTCTTCCACGTCATCTTCAGCCATTCGTGGTGGTTCTTATAACCTCGTAATGCTTGATGAATTTGGACACGTTCCAAACAACGTCGCAGAAGAATTCTTCAGTTCGGTGTATCCTACTATTAGTGCCGGTCAAACAACTAAAGTATTCATGGTATCTACCCCAAACGGTCTAAACATGTATTACTACTTTTGGAAGGGAGCCACCAAAAAAGAAGGAGAACCTGGAAAAAACGAATACAAAGCAATTGAAGTAAATTGGAATGAGGTTCCCCAATATCCGGGCGGGCCCCTAAGAGATGAGGAATGGAAAAAGAAAACAATTGCTAATACCAGTGAACATCAATTCAAAATTGAATTTGAATGTCAGTTCATCGGTAGTCAAAATACACTAATAGAATCTGAAAAACTCAGAGATTTTACATATTCTGAACCTTTAATTAAAAATAATGATGGTTTATGGATATATGAAAAGGCCCGAGATGACCGGACATACTTCTTAACAGCAGATACTTCCAGAGGACAAGGAAATGATTATAGTGCATTTTGTGTAATTGATGCTACAGAAATGCCGCACAAAGTAGTTGCTAGATACCGAAATAATATAGTATCCCCTATGGTGTTTCCCACTGCTATTGTTGCTGTTGCTAGACAATATAACGATGCTCATGTTCTAATTGAAGTTAATGATATTGGGGGTCAGGTTGCCGATATTATTCACTATGATCTAGAATATGAAAATTTATTGAAATGTTCTGCTAAAGGAGCCAAAGGTCAAACAATATCTTCTGGGTTCGGTAAATCCGGAACCAATATGAAAATGGGAGTCACGACATCCGTTCCAGTTAAAAAGATTGGTTGCTCTGTTTTGAAAAGTCTCGTAGAAGAAGATAAACTAATAATTAAAGATATTGAAATTATTAATGAATTGACGACATTTGTTGCAAAAAAACAATCATTCGAAGCAGATGACGGACATACCGATGATTTGGTAATGTGTCTAGTAACTTATAGTTGGATGACTAGACAGGAGTATTTTAAAGAAATTGTCGATGGTGATGTCCGAACAGGAATATATGAAGAAGAATTAGAAAGAATGAATGAAGAAATGACTCCCTTTGGGTTTATTGAGATGGCTGTCGAAGATGAGGGGGAGTGGGATGGTGAGGATAGATGGTTTTCCGTCCCCTAAATATCATTTTGTCTAAATAATAGTGACTATATTTAGGAGAGATCTGAATGGCAAGACCAAATGTTACAGTTATAATTGACGACCAAAGTTTTGTAATTCCCGGAACCGAGTCTGGTGGCGCATTCAGAGCCGGTTTTGTTAGTGAAAATGGACTACTTACCAACTTAGGTGTTACTTCCGAGCGTAGTACTGGGTCTATGGTTGTTTCAAATCTTCAAGATTGGTTTGGAAAACTATCATCTCATGCCCCAATCGGAAGTGGGTTAAGTGCTGATGGTGTATATCATTATAGCAACGTATCCAATGGTAATATAACCGGCGGTACAGGGATGGAACGATGGCCACAAGGGCCCACTGGATCCTGGGAAGGTGAATGGTGGACTGTTCATAATTACTTACAATATGGCGGAATTGCTGTAATTGGTGCTACTGGTGTTGACGAGAACACAGGCTCCACCGACTCTTTGTCCAATAGACAATTAGAGTTGGATGGAGTAGTTTGTATGTCTAGCACTAAAGTAGGACTAACTTCTGATGGTGTATCTATAGGAAGTCAATATTATACCGTCGCGGGTGATATTACAAACGCAAATTCTGTTGTAAATGCAAGAGAAGATTGCATTGGTGTTTATCCATACGCTGGGGGTACTACTGCCAACAATTCTGTAGACGCTAGTCCCTCGGTAAGTGGGTCGATAACCAACAACGAATATGCAGTTGCTGTTTTTGGTGCAAAAAGATTCTTAGGAATAAACAAAAATCCCGATTCTGATGTATTAGAAATGAATTGTGCTCCAGATGTGGCTGGGTGTATGGCGAGAACAGATAGAATTTCTGATCCTTGGGTTTCTCCAGCAGGATTTAAACGAGGAGGCATTCTAAATGTTCTTAGATTAGCATACAACCCAACCAATGCCGAACAGGATACTCTTTATGCGGAAGGAATTAATCCCGTGGTAGTATATCCTGGTGAAGGAGTTGTTCTGTTTGGAGATAAAACACTAGCAGGTGATACTTCAACGCTATCTAGAATTAACGTTTCCCGACTATTTATATACCTCAAAAAGGTTGTTGGATCTGCTGCCAGATCTCTTCTTTTCGAAATGAATGATGAAAGCACTAGATCGGCATTTGTTAATACTGTGTCTCCTCTATTGAATAGAATTAAAGCCCGAAGAGGAATCTACGACTATAAAGTTGTTTGCGATGAATCCAACAACACTGCGGACATAATTGACTCTAACCAATTTGTTGCTGATGTGTTTATTAAACCGTCTAAATCAATTAACTTTATTAGAATAACATTCACGAACGTGAACACATCAGTCAATTTAAATAGTTGACGTTAAAAGGAGAGAAACATGGTTGCTAGTTCAAATATAAGCACTTTTAGAAGTAATTTTAAAGGTGGCTCCAGACCAAACCGTTTTGAAGTGACTGGTAAAATTCCAACACCAAATAGTGTTGATATAGACAATACGAATACATTTCTAATCAAAGCATCAACTATGCCTCCATCGACTGTTGGTATTATTCCTGTCCCTTATAGGGGCAGAATATTAAAGGTACCAGGAGATAGGTTGTTTATTGAGTGGGATATTGTTGTCATTGATGACCCTCTCAACGGAGAGAAA